ACGACGAGGGAGCCAGAAATCTTCAAGCATACTCATAAATTTACGATCGTCACGGATTTCTCCAGTATTAGCATCGTAAACTAATTTATTTCTATAGCGAGACATAACCTCTTTGAGATATTGCTCTGCTTTTACCTTTGGAAGATTGCCAACATCAATATAAAAAATACGACGCTCTGGTGCTCTTGATAATCTGTAAATGACAAGAGAATCCTCAATCATTCGGAGTTGATTGAGTGCCTTAATTGCTTTATGTAGATATGAAAGAACTGTGCCTTTATTTCTATCAACCAATCCTGAGGTGCAATATGTAATTGAATCTTTAGCGATTTTAAGAGAACCTTTAGAAGCTCCACTTAAATTACCCATCGGGTAACTTGGAGTTGAAGAGTAGATAAAGTATTCTTCCATTTCAGAATACATTGTATCTAAATTATTTGCCGAATTTCCATTATAATTTAATCTATCTACAATATCTGTGCCATTTTTTCCCTTCGTTCTCTTTTCTTGACGAACGTGCTTCATCTTCATTGGATCAATATACCTCAATTCTTGAATACCATCTTGAGGTTTTTTCATATCAATCACTTTTAGATAATAAAGTCTTCCATCAACATACCAATTTCTAAAAATTTCATGAGATTTTCTATCAAAATCCATCATCTCTTTGATGGACTTAAACTCTTTTCTAATTATATCCTTTAACTTGTCGCTTGCGTTTAGATTTGTTAATTCAATCTCAACGGGAGAATCGTAAAGGTCGCTTACGATTGCTTCATTTACAATATCTTCAATGGCACTATCACACTCTGGATGAAGTGCCATCTCACGATAACGGCGCATTAAATCAAATTCAGTTCTATAAACACCTTCAATGTCTACATATTGACCATAAAATCCAGATTGAATATAATAATCAACCCCGTCCTCATCGGTTTGAGGTACGGGGGAAACTATTGATTTGGATTTTTTTTCATTATCCTCAATCGAAAAACCAAAAAGTTTCGCCATTTTATAAGTTAAACGTTATATGATACTCTATTTAGTTAATATCTTCACCGCCTGCTGCTGGCGAAGATCCTTTAATTGCTTCCCACCAATGTACTTGCATTTCAACAGTAAACTCTTGAATTGCTTCAGTCTCGTATGCCAAGTTAATTGCACTTACGCTAGTTGGGAATAAATCATAGAAGTGATAAGCTCTTAAGATGCTTCCATCACGATTAAGTTGATAAACAAATGCATCTGCTTGATAAAGTGCTGGATCTGTAGTGCCAGTTGCATCAGAAAGGCGATTCATGTAGTTGGTCCACTTTTCAAATGCAGAGCGAATTGCAAAGTCAGTATCGTTAATAACAGTAATCGTCCAGCTTTCGAATGTGCGATCTCCGGCAAGTCTTAAAGTTCTTCCTCTGAATGCTACTTCAACAGGAGTAACATTTGATGCAGGAAGATTTGCTGCTTTGACAAGAAATCTACTCTTGTCTAGGGTATTTGAGTCAATACCAAGTGCTGCTGGGAAAGCAAGCTCAACTTCAAAGAGGTTACTTCTGGTGCCACCACCCGACAGCTTGCTCTTGAAGTCTGTAATTTTTCTTAATGGAATTGTGTTAAGTTGGGTTCTGGTTGCCATTTTGTGTTAAACCTCTAAATTAAAAGTTTCCGATTACTTCTTCAAAATCAACACCAGTCTTGGTGGCAATAAAGTTGAGTCCAATGAAGTTGATGGACCTTGCTGGTTTGATGTAAATGTCTGCAATGAATTCATTATTATCTATCACAGCAGCAGTGTTATTTGTCTCATCGCAAATAACAACATAATCAAAGATTCCTCTCTTGGCTTGGACATCGCGCAAGAATGGTTCGATTGTATTTACGAAGTTTGTTCTAGTGATTTCGTCATTGAATTCAAAGAGAGCATCCTTTGCTGCTTGAGAAATTGCATCCTCAAGATAAACAAACAAACGACGTACGTTGATTCTATCAAATGCAGATGCTTTAGCTAGACCCGTCTTGTCGCCAAAGAGAATGATTCCAGCTCCAGGTGAGAATATCACCGGATTGACTCTATTTGAGTAGAGTTTATCTCTTTGAACTTTTGATGGATTGTATGCAAGTTTAACTGCATTTAAGATTGCACCTCTGGAAGTTCCTGCAGGTGAATACCAAGCAAAGTTATTAATATCATTACGAGCACAAAGACCGGCAATATCTCCATTTAATGGCACATATCTAAAGGTATTTGCAAATCTATCATACATGTATTTGTATCCACTATCAAAGATTGCATAAGAAGAAGATGAAACCGGAGCATAAAACTCAATTACGTTATCAGTAATATCGGCAGCAGATCTTACAGTTACTGCAGTTTGTACCGAAGTATCCGAGAGAGCAGCACCTCTGTATGGCGAAATGAATGCAATTGCATCCTTTCTCAATTCTGCAACAGAAATCAGTTTATTGGCAAGTGCCTGTGCAGTTGAAATATCATATGCGGCAGATCCCATCAGAAGGAAATCTACTTTGAAGTTTTCTGTATTTTCGAATAAATCATATCCGTCAGACAACTCTCCAAGAGTCGCTGTTAGAGAACCAGCAGTATCAAGGTTTGCCACACCACTGTAGTCTTTACCGCCAGTGAGGGTGTTTGTAGATGCTCCAGCAGCAGCAAAGGTAATTCCCTCTGCTTCTTGATCCCAAGCAACGTCCGATTCTAAATTGAAACCACTACTATATCCTGTGGTTACAATACCGGTTGGTGATCCTAGACCGAAGATATACTGCGAATTATTTGCAATATACTTTCTCCAGTAAGATGGATTGCCCACAGAAAACTCTGCATCAGATGCCTTCGACAAACTTAAATGCTTTTCAAGAATTGTTCCAGCATTTCCAGTTACAGTTCCAAAAGCATCAATTACTACTACATGGACTTCATCAAATCTAGAATCTCTTGCTGCAGCATATGCAGAAGTTCCTGGTCTTGGAGCAATATTATTCCAAGAAATAGAAGAAGTACTTGTGAGACCTAAAGTTTGTTGATCAAACCAATCTAGTCTAGAAGTATATGAAGTTGATCCTGCTGCAACAGATTGACCAGTTGCATGAATTGCAACACTTCCAGTTGAAGAGAAGGCATAAACTCCAGAAGGTTGATAGTCAACTTGCGTTTCGGTACCTGCCGCAGAAACGTGTGAAAGTACTTTAACGTATATGCTGCTTCCAGAAATTTCGGTGATAATTCCTTTTAAGTGACCATCAAGTACTGAAGTTGTACCAGCACCAGGATTAATTCTACCTGCAACTGATTGGGTGACACCAAATCCAACTGCAATTGTAGTAATACCCGATGCTACTGATGTGTTAACACCAACTAAAATTTGATCTGCTTCAGAATCGATTATGGCGACTTTAATACCATTTGACCAAGATCCTGGATTTCTTGCTGCAACTACAACACCAGCAAGAGTATTTTCATCATATCCTAATGCATTATAATGATCTAAACTATCAATTTTTACACTTGATGCAGTTCCAACAAATCCATTTCTTAAATCATTATCGTTTGCTCTTACAACTCGGAGTGCTCCACCATATGCCAAATATGAAGAAGCAGACAACCAATGCTCATAATGTTTATCTGTTGAGTATGGCTCTCCAAAATTGTTGAGCAAATCATTTTCATTTTCAACTAAAGTTGGCGAGTCTACAGGTCCCTTCGCAAAAGGTGCTACGATTGCGCCAATCTTATTTGACGAAGGAGTAGCTCTTCCAAGAGTTAAATCAACTTCTCTAACTACAATTCCAGGAGATGCTAAATTAAGCGGCATCTTTATTCTCCGTGTTACCAGAATATTCTAAAAGTATTTATAAATTCCTGCTTCTTAAAGTCACCTATAATCCCACATATAAGATCTGTCCCCATATTCATCCACATTCCAAATTTCCATAGACTCCATAGAATTATTATTTGCCGCAACTAACCATCTATCGCCTGTTTCTTTTTCTACAAAAATATCCATGTCTTCTAATCCATCCGAAATAAACCCAAATGGGGACATATCTTGCTCAATTTGATTTTTTTGCTCTTCATAAATTCTTTTGCGAACGTCGTTGTCCGTCATTTCTTTGAAGTAGTCTTGAGCAACTAACCAAGAAAAAATAACCAAACACATCGCTAGGTCGTCATTACATCCCTCTTCAGCTTCAAATGAATTATGTTTCTGTGCAAATGTTGTGAGCTCAGATATGATTTCATAATCAACTGTAAGTAACTTGTCATCTTCTAATAATGTTTTTAAGTTAGAGCACCCAAGTTTTTTAACGGCAGCAGTCATTCTCACACCAAGTTGTGATTTTTTACCACTAAATCCTGATCCAACAATTTGACCGGCACGACCACGCATTGCACACATCAAAACATTATCATATTCTAGGTCAAAATGAAGAATACTCGCTACTTGGTCCCCAATATCATTAACTTCAATCAATAACCAAGCATCATTATAACCTTTTGCTACTTCGTAAATGATACTTGGAAAAAGCATAGGTTTAATTTCATTATTCCTATATTTTGCAACAACTTTATATGGAAACTCTGTAATGTCAAAGACAATAAAAGCTGAGTAGTCGTTGCCAAGACCACGGGCAACGTCTACCGTAATTAGATAATTATTTTCTTCTTTTGGGTGTTGATAAACATCTAATCCAGCATTTCTTTTAATTGGGTCTTCATATACAAAATTTCTCAACTTGGAGGGGTTAATCAGTGTATTGACTGATCCTAAGAATTCGCACTCAAACTCAACTTTGAATTGTTGTTCTGAAGTGTTGGCAATTGTTTGTTCTTTCCAAACCTGATCTCTGCCGGGTACTTCTGACCAATGGACATCTGTGGGTATGTATTCATTCTTACCACGTTCAGAGTCGTGCCACATACGGTAGAAGTGATTCATACCGCGTGGAGTAGATACAATGATTACCTTCGTGCTTTGTCCAGAAGAAATAGTAGGATAAACAGAGGCAAAGAAGTCATCAGCAATGTGATTCGGGATGAAAGCGAACTCGTCAAGAAAGATGACATTATAGGATCCGCCTCGGACAGCAGATGACGAAGTAGAGTTAGATGAAATTTTGGAGCCATTTTCCAGTTCTAGTGATCCTTTGTTCCACGATATAATACCTTGCTGCATCCATTTAGGTAGATTCTCATAAGCAAGTTGTAGTCTTCCGAGAAGGTCTCTTGCTGTGGATGCTTTGTTTGCTAGAATAGCTATATTAACATTGTCGTTGAATACGGCATAATGTAACAAATATGAAACACAAGTTGTAGATTTACCTGTCTGACGGGGCATCTTACAAATATTAAATCTGTTCTCGTGGAAGTTTCTTACAAGTTTCTCTTGAAATGGATACATCTCAAAAGGAACCAGACCGTGATCCAGAGAAACAATTTTAATATAATTTTTTGCGAAATAAACGGGATCTTCTTTACACTTTAAGAACTCAATAATTTGTTCTTCTGTAAATTCAATTTGTGTATTTGCTTTTTTTAGATTAGGATTACCAAGATAAACTTCACTCATAATAAATTACCTTTGTTCAATCCAATTCAATACCGCAAGTGCTTTTTTGTTAGCATTGGGACTTGCGCAGGCAAGAGTATAAGTATCACTAATTGTTCCAATACCACTTCTACCCAACTGAACTGCTGCTTTATCATCAATATTAATTAGTGCAGCACCGCCACCAACAACAAATCCATTTAATAAAGTAGTTCCACCAGTCGTCGCAGATTGAGTAATATTATATTGCATAAAGGAGTTTGGATCTGGATGATTTGCCCAAGTTCCACCTGTATTTGTTGCATTCTCAATCAATTTCCAATAAACATTTGTATTATCATTTGTTGCTGTTTGCAATGATCTCAAAAGCATCACCGCAGATAATTGAGTAGATTTCAAACGAATACTTACAATTGGATAGAATGTATCCGCATCTGACATTGTTGTTCCGGTAATGGTATTTGCAATACTCACAAGAGTTCC